CCATTTGTTGAAATGGTAAAGTTTGTACCTGTGCCAAAGACAGGCGTTTTGTTCATCTCGTAGTAGGTATTACCGCCAAATGTACCTTGATTGACGCTACCATTTAAGTAATACGATACTGATGAACCGCCACCAGTTGTGGTTGGAAAGTTAGCTAAAGAGCCATCTCCACGAATATATTGGCTTGCTACTCCTGAGAAATTAACCCCAATGTTACCGCTAGAGGTAATTGGTGTATTGGTAATCGCTAAGGATGCGGCAGAGCTTGTAAGACCAACGCTTGTGACTGTGCCACCGCTTGATGGGCTTGTATTGGTAATAGTGAAATTAGGATAAGTGCCACTTGTGCTTATGCCTGTACCAGCGTTTAGAACTACAGTTTGGTCAGGGGCAGTATTGGTAATGTTTAATGTGCCACTTGTTGTTATAGGACTACCTGTTACGCTGATGCCTGTTCCAGCCGTAGCAGCAACGCTTGTAACTGTTCCAGTAGTGGAATCAGTAGAAGTAATTGTAAAGTTAGGGTAAGTACCAGTTACTACAGTTGTTCCTGCACCAGTTAAAGCAACAACTTGGTCAGGTGCGGTGTTTGTTACAGTAAAAGCAGGATATGTACCTGTTGCCGATATACCAGTTCCGCTTGCAATACTAACTGTTTGGTCAGGTGCGGTATTAGTAACTGTAAAGTTAGGATAAGTACCGCTAGTTGATATACCTGTACCTGAGTTCAATACAACAGTTTGGTCGGGAGCGGTGTTTGTAATATTTAAAGTGCCACTAGTAGTAATAGGGCTTCCAGTAACAGCAATACCTGTTCCAGCAGTTGCCGCCACAGATGTAACTGTGCCCAATGGGTTTGTAGCCCATGAAGTATCTGTTCCATTAGTAGTTAGGTATTTGCCTGTATTGCCTGTCTGAGATGGGACTAAGGCATTAAATGCAGCATTAGCTGTAGTTTGCCCTGTACCACCATTGGCTATATCTATCGTACCTGTTAGGGTATGGTCAGCGTTCCAATCGCTAGGGCGTACAAGACTTGTATCTGCTTCGTCAGGAATTGTGCTGACTTTACTGTGTTTTACTGTAATAGCCATTATTGAACCCCAACAATCTTGCCATTCTCATCTCGTACTACTTGTTTTGGTTGGCTTAATTTATCAATCAAGGCGGCTAATACTTGTGCCATCTGATTGTTAGAGTTTTGCATATTCTCTATAACGGGTTGTAAAGGATGGTTTGCCATGTCGTGATACCCCATTGTGTCTTGCATAATCTTAGCCTGCTCAACTGCTTCGGTATATGCTTCAGTCCCGTCAGTAAAGCCTGCACTAATTCTAGCGGTTTCAATTTTAGTGCTGTTATCAAGGTAAGCCAATAAGATGTCTTTGTTGTTTTCCATCTCGGCTTTCATCTTGTCTAACTGTGCTTGCATCTCTAGTTCACGCTGATTGCGTTGGTCTTCTAACTGGAACTTAAGCTGATTCTCTTGGGCTTGGAATTCCTGTTTAGCCTTCTCAGCTTCGGTTTGAGCCTGAAGCTTTTGTACTTCAAGTTGAGATTGAACCTGCATTTCAGCCTGTTTGGCCTGCATCTGCATCTGCAATTTCTGAATTTCAACAGGCGGTGGTTTAGGCTGTCCTTCCATCGCTTTAGCTTTATTTCTAAATTGGTCGGCAGTTTCATCAATAAGCCCTTCCATACCTTTACCAGCCTTAAACGCAGTTACGCCAAACTTGAGCATTTCCATGAGTAACGGGGTAAGTTCAGGGGCTTGGGTGGCTACTGGTAGGGCTTGGTTCATAAACTGGGATAAAGCACCTAAGAACTCGATTCTGTCGGCTTTTTCTTGTTGCTCATCCTGATAAATCATCGAGTCGCTAGTTACTTCAATACGGAAGTTCTTAGCGGGTTCGTCTTTCAATAACTGTAAGGCTTGCGGTACTAACTGTTGGTCTTGTGGGCTTAGTTGCATTGCACCACTAATCTTGACAATCGTATCGTCAGTAAAGTGCTTGCAAATAATCTGTGCCTTGATACTTAGAAGCTCGGTAGCAAAGTCCACGACTGCGTGTTGCATATTCTTGAGTCTGCCTGCTGCGTTATTAGACTTAATAATCTGAGCACCAAGCGTTTCATTAGGGTCTGTCTGTCCCCGTTGAATGTCGGCAATACCCATAATCTCGTAAATCTGACCCTTGACTTGCTCCATAGCCTGATAAGCCATCGTCAAGCCTTGAGCGATTGGGGTTATATCTACAAGGTCAATAGCCCCTTTCATGCCTTGTTTCTCAGCAAAAGCAGCCCAGTTCTTAACTGGTATCAGGGTATTGTTCTCGCCCTCAGAGAATAGTCTTGCAAGGCTAGGCTCGGAAGCGTCATAGACACCCCGTACTTTCAGGGCGTTAATAAAGCCATCTATGCGGTCTGCAAGCGTGTCTAACTGCTTGGCTTGGTCTTGGTATAGTACAAAGTCAGGTACAGGCTCTAAGCTGTCTGTAGTCAATGTGGCGTACATTGGTTTAGGGCAAGGGAAGAATCCCTCTAACTGTAGTGGGTCATCTTTTTCATCAAGAATCTCGCCCATCGACTTGCTAATCCAAAAGACTTTGCCTTGTTCTTTATCCCAAATCTCATAGATACAGGCTTGGAAATGCTCGGCAGTCATCTGTTTAGTAGCCCATTTGTCTGACTCAGGCTTAGTATCTAGCGGAATCTTGCTACCAACTTCTTCGCCAAAGCGGTCAATCAGAGCTTGTCGGCTCATATAGACTTTACGCCATACGGCTGTTACTTCTTCCCAAGTCCGTCCAACAGTATGACCAAAATCACGCCAATGCACATAATCAACAGGGGCACACTCATATTCAATGCGTTCTTGCGACTCCACCAGTTCAGCGTTTTCCGTTTCTGCTTCATCGGCATCCTCTGTAATTTGTAGCCCATCTTCGGGCATTTGACCTGCAATACCTTCATTGATGTTATTTTGCTCTGCAACAATATGTGGCTCATAACGAACCCATGCTGTACCTCTACCACCCAATAAGCGGTCAAGCACAGCGTTATCCATAGCGGAGCGGTAATCTTTGTAATGCTCAATCTCGTACTCTAAGGCTCGTTCTAGCATCATTGACGCTACCCGACCTATGGGGTCGTTATCTCTAAATCTACGGCTTACATCGGGGCGTGGCAGTCTAGCAAAGATGGCAGGCTTGATGACCTGAACATTAGACCAAAGGATATTAAAGCGAGCATTGGGGTTATTACGGGTACGGCTGTCATCACGATAACGCTTAATGATTCTTGGTACTCTTGCTTCCCATTCCCTAAAAGACTTGTCGTACTGGGCGATGGTGTTGTACCAATCTTCGTAAGTCTTGTTTAGCGTATCGTTCATAGTTAATACCTTTGATTAGTAATTCGTGGCGTAGATTTCCACATTTCCTCTAGCGTAACCTCATTCTGTCCAACAACGATGCCACGAATCGGTGCGTTTTGCTTCGCAATTTCTGCTTCATCTCGCCAAGCGACAGAAAGCATCCTAAAAGCATCCGCTCCATGACTAGTCCAATCATGTCTAGGCTTATCTCTAAATACTTTCTTATCTTCATCGTATTCCCGTTGGTACTGACGCAAACATTCAATGCCTTCTGAACACTTCATGGCATCAAACCAAGTGCGACTTAACGCCATTCTTGTAGCTTGTATGCCGTCTTGTAATGACAGATTAGGTACGATTTTAAACAAATTTCCGCTTTTTAGGGGCAATTTATCTATTAATTGTTCAATTATTGACTTACCACCGCTTGCTAAAGTTTTAGCTCGTGCATCATGTGGTAGCCAATGTGTACCATATTCGTATGGTCGTTCTTTAATTTGGTTAGCGTAATAGATAATCGGTTGCCCATGAGCTTCGTGGTAATCCAATACCCGTATCTCTCCATGCACCACTTGGTACCACCAAATAGCCGTAGCATCGTTAAAGCCCAAGTCCCAAGCCGTATGCACAGGGAATAAGGTGTCGCACTCAACCTTGTCAATACGCCCTGCATCAGTCAATAGTCGCATCTCTGTGCCGTAGATAGCTCCAAGTATGGCAGCTTCAAAACTACATTCAAACTCTTGTTGATACTGGTCAATCGACATAGATTTTAAGGCATCGTCTAGTTCGGCTTGGGGTAGGATTTGAGTCTTACTAGCCCTTAAAACCTTGCTAAACCAATCTGCTTTGTTTATCTCTGCGGTCTGATATATGTCATAAAAGGCGTTGTGGCCTTTCGGTGTCCCAATAAACACAGCCCAGCCCATTCTATCGCTTAAAAGTGGTCTTAAAACTGCACCCCATACGCTAGGCTTCATATCAGCGTAC